GACCTGCGTTCCCTTTCCATGAGATCTCTCATGCGTTCCAGTTCCATTTGGCGCAGGTCTGACTGGCTTTTCCGGTCAATTTCCTGCTGCCAGGTGGAAATCGGCCGGTTAGCGGTCCGGTTTCGGTTTTGTTTCAGCGTAGCCAGGTATTGATCTATACGCTTTGCCGGTTCAGGCAAGCGGTTTGCCCCGGCGGGTTGCCTATAATAGAATGTGCCGAGATTCTTAGTGTTTATCGCCATAGTTCGCTCCTTTTCCCCTGTAAGGCCGTTGCGCGATTATTCTTGGGAACTCATTACAGGCTTCCCCACTCCCGGATTATTGATGTCGCTATCTGCAAGCCGTAAACAGAGGTTACGTCGGTAAAAGATATTCTGAACTTGAAGAAGCGGCCGCGGATATTTTCGGGCAACTGTCCCGTAGCGAAGAGTTTGCTTCCCGGACCGGACAGGTCCTGGTAGTTGAGCAGTGCGGGTGAAGAAGTTTCGCCGTCGCTGTAGACTTGAATCGTAATACGGCTACCCGCGGTTTTGCCGAAAATGGTGACCCCGCGCAACAGCTTGCTGCACTCGGGTGAGCCGAAATTGAGCCAGCCTGTTTCTACGCAGCCCTCGATGGCTTGCCCGAGGTCGGTGCGGGTCGATCCGAAAAGCCTCACTATTCTACCCTGGTAATCACCGCCGTAAATCCCCACCGGCCCGAGCTTACCCGGAGCCGCGGGATTGTGGTGAGAAGCCGATGCCAGGGAGGCCAGGCTTATGGTGAACAAGGGGAGCCAGGTCTTCAGCGTCAGGTCGTAGACCATCAGGCGGTTGTTGAAAGCCTGACGGGTCCCGTCCACGATCATGGGAACAGACCACATCACCCAGTTCTTTTCAGGCCAGTACAAACCGCAGGCCCTGAAAAGATTGTCCAGGTCCAGCCTCGTTGCGTCCGTGGCCGGATCCCACCAGGAGACGTCCTGGCTGATCTGATAGAGTTTCTGGCCGGAGAAATACCAGGCCCCGGCCATATTGATATAGTAAAGGCCCATGAGGTTCTTCATATCGGGCTCTGTGTGAGGGGCCCTCACCACCACCCGGTTGTTAATGGGCGCCTGTCCTGCAGCTTCGGACCTTTCCACGGAAAATGTCTGGGGGCTGTTGCCGTTGAGAAGATACCAATCATCGCTCTTGGCAATAAATCCCTGGTTGAAAGCCTCTATTGCAGCCACGATTTCCCCTTGGCCGCCAATGGAAAGGGACGATGAATCCGTACCGGCAAAACCGTATTGTTCAAGTCGCCTGGATATTTCGACCCTGTTCGGCGCATCGGATCGGTTGCACAACACAATCCTGTCCCTCACGGTCACGGCAAGCTTGATTTTCTTCAATGGATCGAGAACAGGCCATATTCCGACCTCACTGAGATACGTCTTGGGCGTCAGGTTGGAAGAAACTTTCAGCCGAACCCAGTAGCCCTGGGCGAATTGAGCGCTGATCGGCCGGTTCTGCTTCCAGTTCGATGGGATTACCCATTCGATCTTGCCTTTTTTCCCGAGCGTTTTCCCCACGGGTTCCTGGGTGCTGTCCTTGAAACCAATGAGGCCTGCCCATTGTGTGCCGGTCCAGTAAGAGCCGGACATGGCCGCGGAATTCTTGTTGTTGTAATCATTGTGAAGAACAACCTCCACTGCTTCAAATCTTGTCGGATAACCGACGTAAAGTGCATCGGCGCTTCCCATCCCCACAGGATTATCGGATGCTCCGTCATTCAGCCTGGCAAAAGTTGAAGATGCTGCATCGTTCACTTCAGAAGTAAAATCTTTCGCGGTTTTTTCCGATTCATCCCAGTAGAGCATTCCGAGGACCAAATCCGGCCTGCTGTCTCCGATGACCTGGAGGCGTTGGCAGGGGGCTTGAAAAAGTATCCTTTGCACAAGGACATTGCCTGCCGTTCCGCTTGCCCATCTGAACCTGAACCAGTAGCCGGGCAGGCTGTTCTCCACATGGTAAGCTGCAGAGAAAATTCCACCGGAATGAATTATAATGCCGTCTTTGCTTAACCCGGACGTAGTGTCCTGCCATCCCGAACCGCTCCCCCACGCACCGGAATAGCCTTGTACAATCAGTTCACCGGACTGGGAGTTGCCGGATTCCATATCAAAGCGAAAACCGACAACTCCCGACATATCCACGCAGACACTGACCCAGCCCGAATCAGCGTCCAAATAACTGATGTCCTCAAAGGTTTCCGGGTCGCCGTCACAGACTGCGGCCGTGATATCGTGCTGGTCCACCCCGCTGTTGTAGGTGACAAAAGCAGCCCTGGGCACGGCCCAGTCGCTTCCGGATGGGTCCATACACCCGGCAAACACTAAAGGCGGGTTTTTTTGACCCTCGGTAATGATCGCCCGGTCGTTAAGGGTGGTTATTGATACAACCCCGGCTCCGGAACTCAGATCATAGATTTCGGTCCATGAGCCGCTTCCAGAAGATACGGGTAGTTCGTCAAGGCAGGCATAGAGTCGATTGTGGCCGGAGCTGTCCTCAGCCTGGGCGAAGAGGTAGCTTTTCTTTGCAGAGGGAAACCGTACCTGTGCAAGCCCGCGGACTTCACACGCGGCTCCTGTGCCTCCGGACATTCCGCTTTGATCCGGGAGCGTACCCATGAGTTCATAGCCTCGCCGAGTCTCCAGCCCCCTGTTCACAAGGTCTACGTTTTCGCCCCACATCAAGCAGTTCGCTGGATAACTCAGCGGATTGCTGCGGTTATCCCGGATGCCTCCTGTCCAGTCGAACAGGTTTATGACCTGGTAGGATTCCTGTGATGATGCCGACACTTGTACTCCTCGACCCATCCTTTGGAAAAGGGTGATTTTGAAAGATATTGCGACATTAATTTTGGCTGTAAATTTATAGGGCTTGCCGATGAGGCTTCACCTGGAAGGCCGCAGACTGAGCTGCGGCGGGTCACCCTCGCCGAGCAGCTTTTGTTTCTCTCTTTCGTACAACTGTGCATATTCCTGATATTTCTGATCAGCTCCCGGCGCATGGCGGTCCCTGAGAAATGCCTGCCGGAGCACAAAATAGACAAAAGCTGAATCATGGGCACGAGGAACGGGAGGGTTTGGGTTGTCCTGTGTACACGTGAGGGCAGCCGGCAGGTATGAATGGTAAATGCAATAGCCGGATGCCATGTCCGTGAGAGGAGGAGGCCACACGCAGAGTGAGCAGTTTTGCACCGAGTAATACACGGGTGAGCCTCGGGAGCGGCCCCCTGTTTTCACTTCGAGGAATTCCTTGAAACTTCCCAGCACTGCCATGGGCATGCTCCGGCCGCTGAACCGGACCTGGTGAATATCCTGAAACCCGGGAATGGCTGACGTCAGATCGATTTCGTCTATTCCGGAATTCGCGGGTATCCAGGTTTCTTTACGCCAGTAGTTTTCCTGGGCAAGGTCTTGAAGGCAGCGGTTGATTGAACGGAGAATGAATTCATCGGGAAGGAAGCCCCCGGTGGATTCATTGAACAGGTCCCGCACCGTGTCGATAATGCTTCCCACTCTGCCGGCGCAATCAGAAACCCTGGTATCGTCGATACAATGGGTTGCGGAAAGATCGAAGAGCTTTATTGCGCTGGGGTCTTCACCGGCAGGGACGGGGATTCTCTTCAGCGTAATGCCGACAAGGTCACCCGCACTTATTTGATGAGTGCCCACTGCACCCTTCAGGATCGACCCGGTCACGGTAAACGACCTGGATACCAGTTGATCGGATGTTGATGAGGACAAACATTCAAGGGTCGATGTTTCAGATATGGATTGTTGATTGGTTACATCCGAGCCGGGCCTGAAGAGTACGGTAATCGCCTGCCATGAGTGACGAGCGGATACTGAAGGAGAAGACTCCTGAAGCCTGAGCACGATATTGTCGGATAAAAGGAAATTGTCCGGGATTGTGAAAGAGAAGCGAGCTTCATCATCGAGTTCCCACTGGGTGAATTCCATGTTGGAAACAGGATCACAGGAATTGGATGGAGCCGCGCCGGTTGCTGGTGCAAGCATTTCAACGGGAATTACCGCCATGGGAACCTCGATCTCACGTTGACGAGATCCTGACAGATCTCCTCTATTGACCAGCCGATTTCCCAACCTGGATAGTCTTTCCTGAACCTGGTCGTATCGGTGATGTATATCCTGTGGTCTCCGTGTCTGGGCTCATCCTGGTAAGTGGTCTGCAATTGTTTGCCGGTAATATTCTCGAGCAGATCCGCAGCTTCTCGAATGGAGACGCTGTTTTTTCTTCCTCCACCCAGGTTGTAAACGGTTCCGGGTTCAGGCGGCGACATGCAAATCATGCTTACGGCCTTGACGAAATCCGAGGAATGGATGATATCCCTCACCTGTTTGCCCTTAAAGCCCAGGATATTGTACGTCCTGCCTTCCCGGAGGCACAGGGCCAGGTAAGCCAGAAACCCATGAAGCTCGGCCGGAGAATGCGCAGGCCCTGTCATGCAATTGCCTCTCAGGCATACGGTACGCATCCCGTATGTCCGGCCGTATTCCTGGACCAGCAAATCCGCAGCGGCCTTGCCGGAGCCGTAAATGCCTCGTCCGTCTCCCCCGCTTATGGGGAAGTCCTCGTTGATGCCCTGGGATGAGACGCCCGGCAACCTGCAGTCATCATCCAGCTCGTATCTTGTGGCAAGTTCCTTGAAGAGGAGAGAATTCACACTGCCGTAAACCTTGCTCGAAGAGCAGAATATGAAATTCGCAGCAAGGGCATGCTTTCGACATGCCTCAAGGAGATTTATGGTGCCCTCCACATTCACCGAGAAATCCACATCCGGGTGCTGCCTGGCGTAATCGTGAGCCGGCTGTGCCGCACAATGGATCACATGATCCGGTTTGAGGCGTCTTATAAGATCCTCGATTTTGGTTGAATTCCTTATGTCCACGGTATGATTTTCAAAGTTCTTGGTCTCCCTGTGAAGACGCTCCAAGTTCCAGGAGGTATCTCCATCAACACCGAAGAACATTTGCCTGGCATTATTATCCACTCCATGGACCTTGCAGCCGAGGCTTTCGAAGAGAAGAACAGCCTCGGAGCCTATCAAGCCGGATGATCCCGTAACCAAAACCGTCATGATGTCTGCTGCTCGGATTGAAATTTGATCTCATCCTTTGTTACCAAGCGGAGCCCCAGGTTGACGGCTGCCAGAACCACAGCCGTAATTTCGGCCCAGTGTCCCGGGTCAAAACCCAAAGCAATCACGATGGAGCCCATAAGGGCGATAAGATTTGTCCAGATGGTCTTGGACATCCACCAGGCTTTTGCGTTTTCCATGATTCAGTCTCCTATGGTCAATCTTCTGACCCTTGTTAAGTTCCGCAACAGCGGCCCATAGAGCCTGTCCACAACTACTCCGCTGTGTGCGGAAGCATGAGTCACTTCCTGCCGGCCTTCCCTGTCACCAAGAAATACGCCGGTGTGGCCATGGGGTCTGCCCGTCGTAAAGGTCCAAAATGCCAGATCGCATTTGTCCGCATCATTCAGGCCGATCTCTCGGCCGACCCAGCCGCCCATTCCCAGCGCCATTCGATTAGCCGTGGTTCGAGTTATCCCAGGAATGGCCGCCCACTTGGCGGCGAGGAAGATGTACCCGGAGCAGTCCAGCCCCTTTTCGATGTCCTCTGCTTCTCCCCATGTGTATTTCGGATGTTTGGAAATTATGAAATGTAACTGGCGTTGAAAGGATCTCTTGTAACTTTCCGACAGCGCCCATGCTTCATGTCCAGCAAAGCACTGCACCGATGACAAGAACAACAGCAGCCATGATATAGCTGCAAGCTTTTGGGTCATGTCCTATTGCTTCCATCCAATCTCCAGGCGTTACAAAATCTACGGCAAGCATCAAGCCCACCAGTGCCGGCGTTGCCAGAAACAGCGCCGTCAGGCGGATCAGGATGTACCTGGCCAGGCCGTAAGCATCGCCACCCATGATCAGGGTCGAGGAGAGGCTGATGCAGAGCAGTGTTGCCGTGCCGCATACGGATACGGCAAGAAGAATCCCCCACCTCATGAACTCTTTTTTCATCACGTTTTCCCCATGAAATAGCCGACGAAAACACCGATGGCCGAAGCAGCCGTCCCCAGCGCTATGATCATCTGCCAAGTGATGTTTTCGGCCTGTCTCGATTCCTTCTCATGCTCTTCGGCACCGTTTTTTACCGCCTGTTTTTGCTCCACTTCTCTGAGCCGATGGTAAACTTCGCCCATTTCTACGCTGCACCTGTTGGAGCATTTCGCATGGCTGTCATACAGATCCTCAACGGCCCTACGGATATGATCCAGCACGGTGTTGACATGATTGAACCTCTCATCCAGCCATTTCTGATGTATTTCGTAAGATTTTGTCATTCGATCGGCTCCTTTCGATGATCCGTACATGCAGGTGCACGGTCACGATTTGCTCGTCAATTTCACCATCGCCTCGATCACCCTTTCGGTTGGAATGCCTGACATGCAGGGGTGCCCCTCGATAGGACATACCTGCTTATCCATGGACCACTGGTCGTTGCCTATACAAGGACGCTCCTTGAGGACATCATCGACAAGTGAGTCCGCCCTGCCGTCTTGCTTGAATTCCTGCCGCACTGTAATTCCGGGACATTCGCCCTGAATGTTTATTATGTGGCTCTTGACGTATCCGAAATGACAAGGCTTGGATCTTCCCCACAAGACTACCGAAGGGACGCCGAGAGCAGCGGCGGCATGGTGGGCCATGGTGTCTACACTTATCACCATGACGGCTTTTGATATGCACCCAAAGGTCTCTTTAAGCGGCTTCCCGCAAAAATCACGGTCCACTCCGGCCAGAAGCGGCTCCTCACTGGTACCCCTGAGCTGGACCACTGCCATTCCATTGTCATGCGCCCATGAAATAACGCCGGCCCAACGATCGAGCGGCCAGTTCTTGTTCCCGCCGACCTGGAAAAAATCAAAGGTCTGGGCGGAGGACCACGGCGCTACCACTATGTATGGCTGCCTGCGAATCGTCTCTGTTGACGGCTCATTGTTTTCCGTGTTGAGAAAAAGCCTCGGAGTAACATCTTCCGGTTCAGGCAGGTCGAACATCTTGCAATACGCCTCGGCCAGGTGACCATTCCATCTTACAGCACCTGCCCACGCATAGACTGATTCATCCAGCCTGATAGTCCTCTGAGCGTCCAGCGGATAAGCGGCAATTTCATTTACATCGGGGTTTCCTTCGAGGATTGAAGCGGCCCAAGGGGCACATACCGCTATATTCCGGTCAGGATTCATACGCCTCATGGCCTGGAGCATGGGAGTGGCCATGAATCCGTCTCCCATGCCGTGCCCCAGGTTGATATGTATCCCGGGCTTCATGGTTTTCCGTTGAGCCATGAATCTCCTGTGATCATCTAGGTACACTTCGGGAGAATTCCCCCGTGCTCCACCGTCACCCGCCTTGAGGTGCCATGCCGTTGCGGAAGGATTGACGTACAACTGGGCTCCTTCAACGTTCAGCCGCCAGCTTGCCTGGGTTTCGTCCCGGTGCTGCCGGTAAAGCTTGGCTTCGAATCCATTGATTTTCTCCAGCCATTTCCGGCTGAAAAGAATATTCGCAGTGAGGTGTTCAACCGGGATGAGGTCTGTTCTGGAATGCCTGTACCACTGGATGTTCATTTGATCGGACAGACCGTCTATGGATGCGTGTCGATAACGCTCATCTCCCGGCTGGAGCGTCTCGATCTCCTGACCGGGATGGAGGAATAACCCGCCGCAAGCTCCCACTTGGTCATTCGCCATGACTGGGGCAAGCTGTGACAAGTAGTCGGGTTCCAGCCATGAATCATCATCGACTCTCAAAAAAAGGGAATTCCGCCGATCACCGGCCCTCAAGCCGATTTGGTATGCCGCACCGATCCGTCCCGCTCGCGGGCCTCCAACGATTCGGATGTCATGACCTGTCCGTGCAATCTCACTGAACAACCGGGGATAAATCCCGAGGCCCTTCCACTGGACCGGGATGTCCGAGTCATCCACAATGACCAGGTCCCATTCTGTGTACTCTTGGCGAATGAGGCTCCAGAGCAATTGATGGAGAATATGGGTGCGGTTCTTGGTCGCCACGCAGGCAGTGATTCGCATGTATCCTCTCTCCGGCCGGTGCCGAAATTAATGTCGCGTTATCTCCATGCCATGACCGACACATTGATCGAGCCGGAGGAAGAAGCCACGGTGATGATGGTGCTGTCGGCCTCCTTGACCAGGGTCAATTCCGGAAGCGTGGTTCCGTCGGAGGTCCAGTTGATCTCTTGCGATCCGGGGACAGTGCCATTGAACTTGGCTTGGATCGTGCTCCCTTCTACATGGACAACAACCCGCTTTACGTCTACCCCCAGGGAAATAGCCTGCCCGTTTATCCCCACACCGCTGTAACGCCTGGTAACAAGCTCGGACCCGTAGCCGGGCAAAGCAAAGCCGTTGTCGTCCCTCAAAATCGGCCAAATGCCCATGATGCACCTTTTAGAGTCTATCTCTTTGGTATCGAATGGCGGCCCCGATCAGGGCCACAGGGATGTTGGAAGACACGGATCCGGAATTTCTTGAAATCCTGAAGATAACCATGTCGCCGTGGCCGAAATTGGTCCCCGATTCGGATGAACCATCCAGATAGCCGGAGACCTGTGCCCAGGTCGATGTCATGAGTTTTGCTTCACCGGAATATGCGTTATTCCCGCTGTAGTTGATCTCCACGAAATCCTCCCCATTTCCTTGGGGAGTATCGTATGTAATTCCGCTCATCTCGTCGCCTTCTCTGATATGGGAGAAAGCCAGCTTCCATGCAACTTTCCCGGATGCAGAATCTACGGTTGCCGCCGGGGTTGCCGTGCTGGTATAGATCAATTGTATTCCCAGAGGCTCTCCCGTATCCATCTGGTGAGGTATCCGCCAGACAAGATAAGCGTTCTGTCCGTGAGCGGCCATGTCTAAACCCGCGACATTCACATTCTCTATCTGGTCGAAATCAGCATCCCCACAATGTGGGAAATCTCCGGAAGATGCGCCGGATTTTCCAATCCAGGCAAAGCTTTGAACAGGATAGTACTCTTCGAAGAACTCCGAAGCCGGAGGGGTTGAACCTGTTTTTCGAGAAGTTTTTCTCGAGATGGCGCCCATATCGAATCTCCTTTCACCTTGTACGGGGTTGCCTGTTATTCTATCTGGCGAACGGCAGGCCGCGGATCATTCCCACGTTGGACCGAGGGCTACGCACGACAACGCCATACGTCTGAAATGAGATCAGCCAGCGCTGATACCGTCCCTGAGTCGGTATCTCCTTGCGGTCCATCCTGTCGTTGACGAAATATCCGTACTTTGTGGCATCGAAATCCACCAGGATCAGAACATCCGGCCGCATGTACCTATCCGAAAGAATTGGGAAACTCTTGCCGATCTTCGCGTCGAAATTGTCCACGTAAAATCCTACCCCCTTGTCACTCTTCTCCATCCTGCGGTAAGCGATATCAAAGTCATGGATGTACCGGTGAGTCAGGGGATGGCAAACTATCCACCAGTTTCCCTTGTTGTAGTCCGCGTGTTCGTCCAGCCACAGGTACCGTGCGAGATCATCCAGATCCGTTTTCGTGAGGGCCGCGGAATTCTTGTTCACGTAAACCGAGGGATTGGAGAGTTCGGCCTGTGTTATGATCGGCCAGGTGCAGATTCCGCACATGGTGGGCTCTTCGGTCTTATTCCCGTAAACAAACTCTGAGCCGTCATGGTACGGCCTGGACCTGAGCACTGCATAAGCCAACTGTCGCCTTAGTTTTTCCAGCAATGCCGATATCTGGCGTTCCGTTTCGTCGGCCACGATCTCGTACTTTGTGTTTTTGCGTGTCTTGGGAATTTCAAAAGTCTCGGCATGAATCTGAGTGCCCACTTCGCGAAAGATCCTATCCAGGGCTCGAGGATCGGATGCGTCCCGGTAGTCGGACCACACTTCCGCGATGATATCCCAGCTCAATGCGCTCTCATCATCGCTCAGGGAGGTGTTTCCGTAAGCAACAACCGCTGCTCTCAAGCCGTCCACGGACGATACCTTGACCTGGATTCCGTCGGATGGCCTTTCGAGAATCGTCCCCGCGCGGATTACTTTCTTGACCGATTCGTT